CTGCACCCGCCCCAGCGGCTCGAAGCTCGCCTCCGCCACCCAGCGCGCGCCCTCGCGCCGCAGCACCTGCGTGGCGCGGGTGACGGGGGAGACGAAGCGCAGGGTGTTGTGCTGCAGGTAGAAGCTCATCCGCGACGGGCGCAGCACGCTGGGCCAGGCGTATTCGGTCATGATGCCCTCCTGGGCCCTAGCCCCGCACGATGGAAGTGGCGCTGCCGCCGCGGCGGATGGCGTCCAGCGTGGCGGCACTGGCCTGCCGCACGATCTGTGCCGAGAGCACGCGCAGCCGCGCCTCGACGCCGGCATCCGCCCCGCGGGCATCGATGGTGATGCTCTGGTTGATGACGGGGCCACCTGGCGCCATGCCGTTGGGCAGCACGGTGCCGCTGCGGTTCGGCACGAACCATTCAGGCCCGCGCTCACCGACGATATAGGGCTGCCCACCCGCCACTGGCCCGCCCTCGGCGCGGAACAACCCGCCGAGCGCCGAGCCGATCCCCGAGAAGATCGAACCGAAGTCAAAGCCGCCCAGGCTGGAGGTCACCGCCGTGCCGAGCGGCTCGGTGATGGTGCGCCGGACCACGATGCGGGCGATGTCCTGCAGGATGCCCTGCAGCACCTTGGAGAAGCTCTCGCCCTTGATGATCGCGTCCTCGAAGGCGGAGGAGAAGGTCAGGCCGAGCTCGCGCGCCGTGTTGCTGGTGCGCTCGGTCGCCTGCTGGACGCGCTGCTGGCTGCGCTCCAGCTCCTCCAGCGCGGCATTGGCCTCGCGCGAGACGGTCTCGTCGGGGATGGGCCGGCCGATGCGCTCGGACCGCTCCACCAGCCGGCCGAGGGTTTCCAGGCGCCTTGTGTAGCGCTCCTGGGCATTCTCGTTGTTCTGGATCAGCCGCTCGCGCTCGCGGATGATGTCGTTGATCTCCCGCTCGGCCTCGCGGTCCGGGCGCGGGATGGATGCCACGCGGCGGGTGGTGCCCTCGATGCGGCGCAGCGCCTCGTCACGCTCGCGCAGCGCCAGGGTTTCGAGGCGGGTGCGGTCGGCGGCGGTGATGCCGCCCGCGGCCTCGGCCTCGCGCAGGCGGCGGACGCGATCCTCGTATTCGCTGTTGATGCGAAAGCGGTCGTCCAGTGCCTTGCGGAGTTCCTCGGCATCCGCGGCGGTCCGGCGGCGGCGGGCCTCGGCGGCCTGGCCAGCCGCGGCCTCCTGCTCCGTGCGCTGGCGCTCGCCGGCAGCCTGCTCGCCGCGGGTGATCTCCTCCTGGAGTTCCGAGTACTGGCGGCGCAGTTCCTCCAGCCGCGCGGCGCGGTCCACGCCGGCCTGCTGTTGCGCGGTGCCGACCAGGCCACCGCGGATCGAGCCACGCCGGGGCTGCGAGCGCAGGCTGTCGCGGCCGTCGTTCTCGGCCTCGAGGCGGGCGATCTGGGCGCGCAGGGCCTCGGCCTGGGCGCGGCGGTCCGCCTCCAGCTCGGAGGGCAGCAGCAGCCCGGAGCCGCGGCGCACGCCGTCCAGCACACGGGCGGCACCGGAGAGCGCCCGGGCCAGGGCGTTGGACAGGCCAATCGCCTGGTCCAGCCGGGCAAGGAACTGATCGGCGGCGGCGGTGAGCTGACCGAAGGCGCGGCCGACGGAAAGCGGCGCCCGCTCGAACTCGCCATTCAGCCGCTCGACGGCCCGCAGCAGTGCGGGGAAGACCGTATCGGCGGTGAGCTTGCCCTCGGAGCCGAGCTTGCGGAGCTCGCCGATGGAGACACCGAGCTCGCGGGCCAGCGCCTGCGCCAGGGTGGGCAGGCCTTCCAGGATGCTGCGCAGTTCATCGCCCTGCAGCGTGCCGGAGGCCAGCGCCTGGGCGAGCTGCTGGGTGGAGGAGGCGATCTCCTGCTGGCTGGCGCCGGATGCGATGGCAATGCGCTGCAGGCCGCCAACCAGCGTGGCGACCTGGTCGGAGGTGGCGCCGATCTCGCGCGCCGCGATCGAGAAGCGGGCGAAGGCGTCCACGCTCTCGCGCACGGCAACGCCAGTCTGCAGGCTGTCGCGATAGAGGCGGTCGTAGATCTCGCCGGCACGCTCGACGGAGCCGAGCGCGGTGTTGAGCCGCCCCATGGATTGGGTGAGCGCGTCGCCGGCCACCACCACGGCGCGCAGCCCGGCGGCGAGGCCGGCGATCTGCACGCCGCGCACGGCGACGTCGAGCAGGTCGAGCGCGCGGGAGGCGCGGTCGGCGCCGCCCTGGATGCGCTCCAGGCTCCGCTGGCCGGTCTCGCCGACCTCACGCAGCTCCTGCTTGACCCGGGCGGCGTCGTCCAGCGACAGCCGGACCGAGACGCGGCGGGTGGCGTCAGCCATGCGTCACGCCTCCTGCGTCGGTGGGGTGATCAGGATCCGGGAGGATTGGGGCGTCGTGCGGCGCTGCCGGCGGCGAGGCCCATGCGCATGGCGAGCAGGAGTTCCGCGGCGGCCCAGCCGGGGGCGCCCATCTCGCGGGCGGTGGCGAGCGCCGCCGGCATGTCGAGGTCAAAGCCGGCCATGGTCGCCGTGGCGCAGGTGGTGCCGGCGGCCCAGACGGCGGCTCCCTCGACGCTGGCCGGGGCTTGGGCGGCGTAGGGGCAGGCGAGGCCGCAATCGCGATCGAGGGCCGCGCAGCCGCGGCAGTAGTCAGGGCCCTGGCCGAAGTGCCAATCGGCGCGGGCCCTTAGCCGTTTCCCTCCAGGGCCACCGCGGCGACCGGGCCGGTGGCGCGATCCCAGAAGGCGGCCGCCATGTCGTCCATGTCCATCAGGCGCTCGACGGCCTCGGGCGAGAGCGGCAGCGGCTTACCGGCGGCGTCGCCAACGCCCTCCCAGGCGGTGACGGCGTGGCGGGCCAGCGCCTTGACCAGGAGGGCGAAGGCCAGGCCGCGGGCCATGTCGGGATCGAGGTCGGCCTCTGCGGTCCGCAGCGCGCCGAGGCGCCGCGCGGAGCCGGCCTGGGCGGCTGCCATCACGGCGGTGGTGACGGGGCGGATTTCCACGCGGACTCCGCGCGGCAGGTCGAGCCAGTACGGCTCGACCGGGAGGTCGAGGGTGAGCATGGGGTTCTCCGTTGTTCCGCTTGGGTCTTGTCCGCTCGGCGAAGCTGCCGCCGAGATGTCGGCTATTGCTGGTGCGGCCTCAGTCCCGCCGCGCCAGCGCGCTGCGCAGCCAGGCGAGTCGGTCCGCCACGGCCGTCTCGGCGGCGGCCTCCGCATCGCGGTAGGCGCGCAGCACCTCCTCGCCGAGCGGTGTGAGCCGTGCCCCGCCGCCGCCTGTCCCGCCCATCGCGGTCGCCACCAGTGGCTCCCGGAAGTCGGCGTTCAGCGCCGCCACGAGGTCGTGGGCACGTTGGTAGCTCATCCCCATCTGCCGCCCGGCCGCGGCGATGGAGCCCGCGTCGCGGATGCCCGCCAGCAATTCCGCCTTGCCGGGCCCGAGCGCCACACCCTCGCCGAGCGCGAGGCGCAGCGTTAGCGCCCGGCGCGCGCCCTTCTCCCCAATCTTTCGCTTCACCGCCATCGGGCGAGGGAACCACGGTGCCGGGAGAGGCGCCACCGCCGCCAGTTGCAGGCAGGAGCCACCGACCGCTATCTACCAAGAAAGATAGCGACAGGAGAGCCTCGTGGGGCGACGCAGTCCGGCGAACCAGACCCGCCACGGCAAGCTCGGCCTTATCGAGGGCGCCGTGCCGTTCGCCGCGCATCAGCGTCGGACCTGGGGTGACGCCATGGCACGACGCAGCCCCGCATGAGAACGTCGTCGCTCACCGCACTCGGCTGGGGGGGCGCGATCGGTACGCTGGGTGGCCTGATCGGCCTCGGTGGTGCCGAGTTCCGGCTACCGGTCCTGCTCGGCCTATTCGCGCTAGCGGCGCACCAGGCGGTGCGGCTGAACCTGCTGGTCAGCCTCGTCACTCTCGGCGCCTCCGCCGTGGCCCGGCTTGGCTTTGGCACGGCGCCGGACCTCTGGCCGCACGCCCCGGAGATCGCCGCGCTCACCCTCGCTGCGATGACAGCGGCGTGGTTCGGTGCCGGATTGCTCACGCGCATTGACGCCGTACGGCTGACGCGGGTCATCGCCGTGCTGCTGGCCGGCATCGGCACGCTGCTCCTTGTCGAAGCTATCGCGGGGGAGGCGCTGCACCTCGGGGCGGAGCCCGGCGGTTGGTGGCGCGCCCCGGCGGGCGCCGTCGCCGGGGTGGTCATCGGCCTCGTCTCCTCGCTGCTCGGCGTGGCGGGGGGCGAACTCATCATCCCGACGCTGATCTTTGGCTTCGGCCTCGACATACGCGCAGCAGGTTCCGCGAGCCTCATGGTCAGCCTGCCCGCCGTGGCCGTCGGCGTGCTGCGCCATGCCCGAGCCGGTGGCTACCGCGACCGCGCGGTCTTGCGTGGGGTCGCGGCGCCAATGGCGGCCGGGTCGATCCTCGGCGCGATGGCAGGGGCCGCACTGCTGCCCTTTATTCCGGTCGACGCGTTGAAGCTCGTCCTCGGGGCTATCCTGCTGGCCTCGTCGGTCAAGCTATGGCGCAAGGGCGCCGCGAAGGCCGCTGCCGCGCGGGAGGCAGCGGCTCAACGCTGAGCGGATGCCGCACGGCATGCGATCCAAGGATGACGATTACCCCTGAACCAAGCGGCTCCGCATTTTGGCTCATACCGGCGACGCCACGAGCGTCACGCGTACTCCGTCGCCGCCTGCTGGTTCCGCAGCACCGCCGTCATCATCCGCGTCGCCGTCGCGTTGAACGCAGCCCGGAAGTCGAAGCTGGCCTCCACGCCCGCCGGCCCCTCGATCGGCGTCTTGGCCAGCGCCAGATAGACCTCGTGCAGCGTGATGGTGAGGCTGCGGTTGGCATCAATGGTGAAGGCCAGCGCGAATTCCGCCGAGGTGCCGGCCTGCGCCTGGGCAAGGAGCGTGGTGTTCTCGAAGCGCACCGTGATCTGGCCGGTGCAGCGCGCGATGCCGGGGTCCACGCCCTCAACGCGACGGTCGGCTCGGATGGTGCGCACCGCCTCCATGCCATTGGCGTAGGTGAGCCGCGCGCCGGTGACCTGCGCCAGCGCCGAGCCGCTGCGCGTGATCGATCCCTGCGCCTTGTTGAATGCCGTGTAGGCGGCGCTGGTCGGCGTGCCACCTGAGGTGGCGCCGGTGCGCACCGAGCCCTGGCCGAGCAGCCCGAAGATTGCCGTCGCCGCGCCGGTCGGCGTGAAGTCCAGCTCCAGCGTGTCCGCGCGCACGCCGGTGCACACGTCGAAGGACGGCACGTCCGGATAACCGATCTCCATCGCGTTGCTCGGCAGTGCGGCCGCGCCCGAGGCGAAAGTGTGGATGAAGTTGGTCGTGCCGGTGGTGGTCGGCGCGCCGAGCAGCAGCCGCAGCCAGTGGCCGATGTTGATCAGATCGACCGGCACCACGGCCTGGCCGGCGACCGTCACGGTATCCAGGAAGGGCGCGGCGGGATCGCGGTTGCTGCCCACGCCGATGACGTCAGCATCGAGCAGCGGCTGCTCGGCGCCAAGATCGCAGGACAGGAACGGCATGCGCCGCCAATTGCTGCCGGGGGCGGTGCCGTAGACGGTTTCGGGCAGCATGAGCAGGCGGCAGTTCGCGCCGATGGCACGGGGCATGAGCTTTCTCCGGGAAAGGAATCAGGCCAGCGGCGAGCCGGCGACAGTGAACCAGAGGGTGACGGGGATGGCGGCGGCACGCGCCGCCGCGGCGCCTTCGAATTCGACATCCTCGAAGGACGCGCTGCCGGGCTGCGCCCATTCGACGGCGCCACCGAGCGTGCGGTTCGCGGTGATGGCCGTGGCGATGTCCACCAGCAGCGCGTCGAGCAGCGTGTTGCGCGCGGCCGGCGTGGTGCCGGCGATAGTGATCTCGACCTCGGCGCGATGCTCGATCTGCCAGGCGAGTGGCGAGAGGATCGGCGTCTCCTCGACTGTCTCGCCGTCGCGGACGACCACCAGCCCGCCAGCGGGGATGCGCTGCGGGATGGTCTCTCCGCGCAGCACGACCGGCGCCGGGTTCCTGGCCGCCAGAGACGTGACGAGCCGGCTGTGCAGCGCGGCGATGGCGGTCTCGCGCGCGCTCATCCTGCCCTCCCGCTCTCGCGCTCCCAGGCCGCCACGAAGCGGCCCGGCAGGCGACGCAGCCCGCGCTCGGCCGCGCCGCGCACATCCAGGCGCTTGGCGAGCTTCACCTGAGGCAGCAGCAGGAACATCGGCACCATCCCCTGCTCCAGCAGGCCGCGCGCCCAGGCCTCGCGGCCCTTGCGATTGGCGGTGCCGACCTCGGTGACGCCGCCCGCCACGAGACGGGTCCGGCGCCGCCGCCCGGTCTGCTCGCCCTGGCGCAGCGGCAGGCACCAGACGAACCCTCGGCCCGACTTGAAGGGCCGGAGGAATGCCTGGCCCGAGGCGACCATCTGGGCCGGCGTCACCCGCATGCCCTTCTCGCCACGGCCCCGCCGTCCCCTGGCCGCATTGAAGCCGGTCGGGATGGCGAGGAACTTCCCGCCACCCTTGGCGCGGATCAGCGCGCCGCGCTCGAAGGCGTCGATGACATTCGGCACCTTGGTGAAGACCAGCCCCGCCGGCCGCAGTGACTGCCCGCTCCGCGGAAAGATCATCGACCGCCAGGCATTGGCGATGCCGCGGGCGTTGCCCGCGAAGGCGTTGGTCACCTGCCGGCGCAGCTCGGCCTTCACCTGCTCGGTCTCGGCGCGGATCGCGATCATGGCGGCGCGCTCGCCGGCGCGCACCTCGTCCGCCAGCACCTTGCGGAGGTCGCCGACGATGCTGGCCCCGAGCCGCATGGATCAGCGCCCGCCGAATTTGCGGCTGAGGATGCGCAGCAGCAGGTCGTGCAGCGCGGCGTAGCCGAGCGTGCCGGCCAGCCAGGCCACCGCAAACAGCCACCAGCCGTCGAGCTCGAAGGCATGGGCGATGAGCCAGGCGCCGGTTCCGAGGCTGCCGCCGGCCAGCGCATGCAGCAGATAGGCGCGGGTCAGCAGCGGCCGATCGGTGGAGGAGTAGCGCGCCATTGCCCCGAGCGCACCCAGGGCGCCAGCGAGCAATGCCTCGCCGACGATGCCGCCGATGCGCTCCGGATCGATCACGGTGGTGCTCCTATCGGCGGCAGAAGACGCGCCAGGCAATGCCGGCGGCGTCCCGCTCGGCATGCTGAACGGTCAGGGTGTCGGCGCCGAGCGTGAAGGTGTCGTCCGCCCCGACGCTGGGCAGGACAGCGATGGCGACGGTCAGGACATCGCTGGCCTGGATCACGCTGGTGCCGAAGGCATCGCCGAGGCGGTCCGGCGCCGATCGCACAACGCGGAGCAAGACCGGCGCCCCTGTTCCACCTGCGCGATAGCTCGCCTCCGTGCCGATGTTCGGATCCGCGGCCAGCGCGTCCATGGCCGCGGCGAAGGCGCTCACGCTGGCCGCCGCAGCCGCCAGGCGAGCACGCCGACCACCACGGCGGCGATGACCGCGATGGCGACGGCGGGCGCCAGCGTGCCCAGCGCCTGGATGGCGGGGGCTGCCTGCGCGACCGCGGTGGCAATGCCGGCTGCGCCCACCAGCACGGCGCCGCGCCCGGTGCCGGTGACGGCGGCGACCTCCCGCAGCGTCACCGGCGGCGCGGGCGGGACCCCGGCCAGGGTGAGTGCCCGATCAATGACGCCGGCCGAATAGCTCAGCCCGGCACATTCATGGTGGATGATCGCCTCGACCAGCGGGCGGAGATGATCGTGCCGATGCAGATCGATCGCATCGTCCGGCCCGACACCGATCCGCCACGCCACCACCGCGATGTAAGCGGCGGTGTCGTTCTCCACCTTCGGCGCCCAGCGCTCGATGATCCCGCGAGGCGTGCGCAGCTTGTGCCGGTCCTGGTAGGTGACCAGCAGCGCCGCCAGCGCGCGAATGCCGAACTCGTGGCTAGTGAAGCGGCAGAAGCGTCCGTCCGAGGGTGGCTCGGCCAGCCCCTGCCATTTGTTGGCGGGGACGTGCTCGATGTTCCCCGGATTGCGGTTGCGATAGCCCCGGGTGGCCTTGGGATCGATGCTCATGCGCCGGACGCCGGAACGCGCAGCAGCACGGCGCGGACCGTGGCGTCGCCCGCCAGCGCCGCCACCGTGGCGAGGCCCACCTGGAAATTGCCGGTGGCGGTGGTGGTGAGGCGGCGGTTGGTGTTGTCCCAGAACAGCCGCGCCCCGGCGGTGATCGCCAGCGCCGGCTCCTTGGTGATGTCGAAGACGCCCTTGGTCTGGCATTCGATGACGGCGTTCTGCACACCATCGACGGCGGCCACGCCGAAGAGCGCGCCGACCAAGACGCCCTGGCCGGAGGTGACGCCGCCCGCATAGGGGACGGCGAGCGCCAGGCTGTCGCCGGGCTGCACATAGTTGCGCATGGGGATGAGGTCTCCAGAAACGCAGAAGCCGCCCGGTGGGGCGGCCTCTGCATGGGTTTACGATGGATGGACTGATGGGTGGCGGTGGGGATCAGGTGCCCGGGTTGAACCAGGCGCCGCGCCAATCGATGGCGCCGACGCCGAAGTCGAAGATCACGCTGACCTCGACGCCATCCACGCCCTGGACATTGCCCGTGGTCACCTGCGGCCCCTCCGCCCCATTGAGGTAGCCGTAGACGTAGACCGGCGCCGCCAGTGGATCCGAGAACAGGTACCAGCGGTTCGCCGGGATCAGCGGCTCGACCAGCGGCTGCACGAAGCCAGCGTAGACGTTCGCGTTCGAGGTCTGCGTCGCCTGAACCGAGACCGTGAGCTGCCGCGCGGCGAGTTCCTGGTTCGGCCCGACCAGCAGGCGCATCTGCGCACCCACCGCGATCGGCAGGCCGTCGAGGGTCTTCTGGCGCATCACCGCGGCCCGGCCGAGCGCCAGGTTCGGCAGGTCGAGCGCGGTGCCCGCGCCCGCCTTGTTGGCCCGCGCCGCCGCCGTGCCGAAGACCGCCGCGGCGCCGGTGGTGAGCGTGGGGCCATCGCCGCCGGCGCTGTTCACGAGCGCATAGGCCGTGGCGTTCTCGAAGTCCGCCACACGCCGGCCGATCATGGAGGCGAAGTCGGTGAAGGCGCCGAGGTCGTCGTTGACCAGCATCTGCCGCGTCACGCGGATGCGCCGGGCGAAGGTCTGCAGGAACACGAGCTCCTGGCTCTCGGACATGGTGCCCGCCTGGACCTCGCCATTCTCCGACAGCGGCAGCAGCGTCGGGAAGTCGCCGACCCGCAGGTGGCGGTGCGGCTTGAAGTCCCGGAAATCGCGGCGGAGGAACAGCGTGCGGTAGGTGGGCGCCGCCGGCGCATAGGCCGCCAGCAGCATCTTGTTGGCGGCGGCCGAGAGCAGCGCCGGGAAGTCGGAGGTGGTGTGGAAGGCGCGCTCGGCGAGGATGGTCGGGTTGCGCGGGACGTTCCGCTCGCCGCGGGCGCGCAGCAGTTCGCCGATCATGTCGGAGGGCCGCCAGCCGAGGAACTCGGTGTGGCGGCCGGTGGCCGGGGCCTGGTAGCCCGGCATGGTGCGGGCGGCGAGCGCCTCGGCCATGGCATCGAGGAGCTGCGATGGGTCCTCGTTGGAGGGACCGGTGTCCGGCCGCGCCGGGAGGGAGGGGCGTGCGGCACCGCTGGTGAAGGCCTCCCACAGCCGACCGCGCAGCACCTCCGGGGAGACGCGGTCGCGGATGGCGGCCTCGCGCATGGCGTCGAGCATGTCGGCGGTCACCAGTCCACGGGCGGCGGCGAGCACCGGCTCATAGCCAGCGATGCGCTCGACCGCGGCGCGCTCGGCCTCGGCGCGGATGGCGTCCAGGTCGGGGGCCGGCGGTGCGGCGCGCGTGCGCTCGGGCGGCGCGGTGGGCGGGGTGCTGGCGGGTGCGGTGGTCACGGTGGTCTCCTGGGGCGGGGCGATGGGCGGCGCGGGCGGCGCCGGCGCGGGATCCGGCGAAGCCGGCGTCGTCTCGGGCATGGGTGGTTCCTCGGGGATGGTCAGGGCGGGTTCGATGGCGGTGGCGGGGGTACCCTGATCCCCCTCGCCACGGACGACAGCGGCCGCGTCCACCGGGACGGGCACGATCGAGATCTCGTAGGGCTCCCAATCCACCGCGCGGTGGATGGTCTGGCCGGTGGCGGCGTCGGGCCGGGGCTCGTAGCGATGAACGCGATAGCCGACGCTGACGGACTGCAGCGTGCCGTCCGCGACACGCTGCCAAACCGGCTCGACGTCATCCGCGCCGCTGAACTGGAGCGTGGCGTAGCCGCGGCCGGCCTCGAGGCGGGCGGCGGTGACGCGGCCGAGCACATCCCGCGTCCCAGCGCGGCGGTGCGTGTCGAGGACGGGCGCGCGGCCCGAGCGCAGCGCGTCCATGCGCACCGCCTCCGGCCGCATGTCGAGCTCCTCGATGATGGGACCGAGCGGGGGCACGAAGTTCCGCGCGCGGGCGCCGGTGGACCACACCACCTCGACAGTGCGCGCGGCACGGTCGACGGTAACGGGCGCGGCCAGGGCGCGGCAGGCGGCGATCGACTGCCCAGCGATGGGCAGTCGATCGGGCAATGGCGTGGCCTCCGGCGCGGGGGAGCCCCCGCCCGGGTCGATCGGTTCTGTCATGGGATGCTCCTGGGGCGGCGCCTTACGGCGCGGCGAAGCCCTGCGCGTTGACGTAGACCTGCGCGCCGGTGGTGATGCAGGCGACGTTCATCGCCGTGGCCGCGGTGCCGCGCAGCGGCGTCGGGAAGGTGATCTCGACCGGCGCCGGCATCGCCGCCGCCAGCAACTGCCGCCAGATCACCGTCGCCCCATCCTTGATCACCACCTCGGTCGCCACCGTCGGATGCGCGTTGCGGAGGTCGATCGAGGTCACGTAGTTGCGGATGCCGGCCGCAGCCGCCGCCCGAAGCACCACGTCGGTGGTGTTGATGATCCCGCCCGCGGCGGCGGCATACTGCCAGTCCGCCTCCGGGATCGCGTAGGGCTTGGTCACCAGAGCCCCGATCAGCGTCGCCAGCAGATCGACGCCACGCGCCGTGGTGACAGCGACCGGGTTGGCCGAGTAGCCGGTGGCCGCCAGCACTGGCACCGCGCCGCTCGTGTTGCGCGCCTGACCACCCACGGGCGTGACCGTCGGCGGCACGGTGCTGAGCACGTTCACGCCCAGCCCCTGGCCAGCGACCGACTGCCCGCGGCCGGCCGTGATTTCCGTCGTCAGTTCGGCGTAGTCCGCGATGGTGACGAACTGGACCTTGATGTCGGTATTCGACGCCGGCGCCAAGTTGCGCGAGACCGAGGCCCAGCCCGTGTTCAGATACGCGCCGGTGAAGGTCGAGCCGACCAGGTCGAAGCTGTTCGCGTCGATCACCGTGATCGTGAAGGTGCCATTCGCCCCCGGCACGCCCGAGACATCGGCGACCGTCACCACGTCGTTGGTGGCAAAGCCATGCGCCGCGCGGGTGATGCGCACCGCACCGCCGCCGTTGTTCGCCACCGCCGAGATGCCGTTGATGTACTGGCGGTTCCGCACCCGGATGCGAAAGCGATACAGCGCATTCGGCTCCGGGATCTGCTGGTGGCGGACATAGGAGTTGGAGCGTGCCGCGGTGGTGTCGATCAACCGGCCATGGAAGTAGCACTCGTCGTTGGTCGGCTCGAGCTCCAGCACCGACCAGCCCGCGGGCGCGGTGGTCGGGATGGTGCTGCCGGAGGTGCTGCCCAGCCGCGGCGCGCCCTCGCTGGCGACCTCGTAGTTGGCGAGCGTGGCGCTGGCGCCATCCAGCCGCCAGGCGGCCGCGCTGCGCCCGTCCGGCTGGGCGGTGGTGGGATCGATGCTGACCAGCTCGAGCCAGACCGACTGGCCGACGATGCGCTGGCTCATGTTCACCGCCACCATGACCCGGAGCGGGATGGTGAAGGTGGTCCGGCTGGTGAGCGTCAGCTCATCGTCGAGCGTGGTGCCGGTGGAGATGGTGACCGCACCATCGGCCACGGTGTGGGTGATGCCGCCACCGGTCGACGCGATCTCCCAGCGCGCCGGATTGATCTCCGTGCCGTTGAAGCTGTCGCGGAACTTCTTCTGCATGCTCTTGATCTTGAGCATGTCGTCGGTCCAGTCGTAGGCGCCTGCGATCATGGCTGTGCTCCTGGGGCAGGCTCTGCGCGCGGCGACGCGGCACCAGTGGCGGCGATCTCGATGGCGGCGAGCTGGGCGGCGTCCTGGGCAGCGCCCGACTTCGCGACGCGGCGCGGATCGCTGTCGAGCGAGAGGCCCGCCTCGTCGAGCAGGGCATTCGCCTCGCGGATCATCTCGACGACCTGGCGGAAGTCGTAGCCAAAGGCGCCGACCGCCTCGGGCTGCGGCACGAAGCCGGCGCGGACCTGGGCGATCAGCGCCGTGGTGTCCTTCAGCGGGTCGATCATCTCGTGCGCCGGCGGGACGTGGGACAGGCCGTCCGGCACCGCCGCCCCCCACAGGCCAAGCAGCGCGCCCTGCGCGTGGAAGCGATTCGCGATGGGGCGGACCAGCATCGGGATGAGCATGCCGTACTGGACCTGCTCGCAGAGCCGACGGAACTCGATCTTGCCGGCGCGGAGCGAGGAGTAGTTCGCCTGGGTGAGATCGCCAGCGACCTGGTCGTAGGTCAGGCCGGTGCCGACCGCGGAGGCCTCCAGCGCGCGGCGCGCAAAGGCGGCGTGGCTGCCACCACCGGAGGGATTCACCACCTCCACGGATCCCATGCCGCGACGATACAGGATCATCCCCGGCTCGAAGCTCTCCACCGTGCGGCCCTGGGCGTCGCGCAGCAGGCCCGAGGCCAGGCCGGTCATGGCATCGTCGCCATCCTCGGACACCACCGCGGCCAGGCAGGCCTCGATCTTGGCCTTCATCAGCAGCGCGGCCTCGTAGTCGCCGAGGTCGCGCAGCCGGGTCAGCACCGGGGCGAGCCAGGACACGTCGCGCAGCTGGCCGGGCCGGCGCTTGCGATAGATGTGCAGCACGTCGCGCGCCGGCACGCGCTGGCTGCTGAGCCAGGTGGCGCCGCCCGGCAGCACCCAGGAGGCACCGGGATGCACGCGGTGCAGCCAATAGCCGACCGGCTCGCCGGCCTCGCCGAGGCCGATGCCCTGCAGCGTGGGGATGCCGTCGATGACGCCCTGACGTGCCGCGTCGAGGTGGTCGCTTTCCAGCACCTGCAGGCGCAGGCCGATCGGATTGGCGGGCGTGATGTCGGCCGGCAGCAACCGCACGAAGCATTCGCCGCTCTCGACCACCGCCCGCATGACCAGCGCCTGCAGGCCGTAAAGGTCGAGGCGACCCTCGGCATCGCAGGCGGTGCTGTCGGACCAGCGGCGCCAAGCCTCGGCATGGGGCTTGTCCGGCCAGCGCGTCGTGATGCCGGCGCCGACGGCATTGCCGGTCCAGAGATCGACGATACGCGCGGCGTAGGGATCGTTGCGCACGGCATCGCGGGCGCGGCGCGCCACGGTGGGTGCGGCGGCGCCGACCTCGGCCGTGGCGCTGCTGCCGGATGCGGCCCAGCTCGAGACGCGGCTGTCCTGCGCCGCGGCGTAGCCCCGCAGCGCGTGCCAGGCATCGCGGAGACGCCCCATCACTTACTTCCCTCGCGGGAGAAGCTGGCGAAGGTCACACTCGGCCGGCGCGCGGCGGTGTTCTCGGCCGCATGCAGCACCGACAGCGCGCGGCCAAGTTCATCCAGCGAGCGGTATTCCACGGTGCGGCCATCGAAGGTCACGCGCGTGGTGCCGCCGGTGAAGGCCGCGGCCAGCACGGCGGCGCGGGTGCCGGCAGGCTGGGCCAACGCCCAGGCGAGGACGGTCGGGTCCATGCTCGTGCTCCTTCAGCGAAGCCAGCCACTGCGCGGCGTGAGCCAGCCACGCGGGCGCTGGGTGTCGGATGCGGCTGGCGCAGGTGGTGGCGACTGAGCAGCGACATTCCCAACGGCGGGAAGTTCGCTCGGCCGCAGGGGCGCATCGGCGATCTGGTCCCGCAGCTGCTGCCAGAAGCGGTCGCCATACCGATCCGCACCGAGCAGCCAGAGCGCGGCGCGGGCCAGCACGGCGCAGTCCAGCGCCTCGTTCCGCTCGCGCAGCTTGGCCCATTCTTGCCGCGCGAAGCCGCGGCGATCCTTCGTGGTGCGCAGCTGCTCGGCGACCAGCTGCTTGACCCATTCGACGTTGATCGCGCGCGGCAGATGCACCCAGCCGGGCGGCAACTCCTCCGCATCGCCGCGGCCGAGCCAGAGCCGGCGATAGAGATCGGCCTTCCAGGTCGAGACCGACACGGTCCAGAGCTTCAGGCCGCGGCGGAGCTTCTGGCCGTTCACGAGTGCATCCACCGGCGTCGGGCCCTGGACGGGCTGTGCCCGGTTCCAGCCGTCGATGCCCTTGGTGGGCGCGATGCGCGGATCCCGCAGGCGGCGGAGGTGGCCATAGACAGCGGCGGTGTCCCGGCCGCCGGTGTCGACGCAGAGCCGCGCGATGCGCATCGCGCCACCGCCCTGGCGGGGCCAATCCCGGGCCAGCAGCGTGGCGAGTTCGTCCCAGGGCTCGCGGTCCCGCGGGCTACCCACAATCACGACGTGGTCGATGAGCCAGGAGGAAAACCCCTCCGCCCAGCCCCAGATGTCACATTCCAGGCGATCGTCCTGGACGTCGACGCCCGCGGTCAGAACCAGCGCGCCGGGCGGCACCACACCCATCGGAAAGTCCTCGCGGCGCTCGACCAGGCGCTCCCAATCCGGCGCCTCGCCTTGCTCCTGCCAGGTCTCGCCCAGGACGGTGTTCTTGAAGGTCTTGATGTCATCGGGCTTGCCCTGGGCGGCCTCCCAATCCCGGGCGATCTGTTCCCAGGAGAGCCAGCCCACCGGGGAGTACAGCGCAGAGATATGGAAGCCGATGGCGTGCGGGTCCTGGCCCTCGGCCGTCGCGCGCCATTCCCCCCCAGTGAGCATGGCGGTCTTGTCGTGCTCCTGCATCGGGTGGTCGCAGGCGCTGCAGTGATACCGTGCCGTCTCCGGCGCACCCTTCTCCCAAAGCAGGCGCTCGAACCGCAGCCACTGCGTCTCCCCGCATTCGGCGCACGGCACAAAGAACCGCCGCTGGTCGGAAGCCAGGTACTCGCGCTCGATCCGGCTGCGCCCGGCGATGGTGGGCGTGCTGACCAGGAAGGCCTTTCGCCGCCAGCCGAAAGTGCGGGCGCGCGCCTCGGCGAGCGCGATGGGATCACCCTCGCCGGCGACGTCGCCGGGATAGGCATCCACCTCGTCGAGGAAGAGGAACCGCGCCGTCATCGAGCGCAGCCCGACCGCGCTGTTGGCCCCGGTCAGCACCAGGATGCCGCCGGGGAATTCCTTCGACAGCATGGTGTTGCCGCTGTCACGGGCCCGCGCTGGCGCCACCCGTTCCCGCAGAGCCGGCGTTTCCTCCAGCAGCGGGTCGATGCGTTGGCGGGAGAAGCGCTTGGCCAGTTCCACGGTCGGCTGCACCGCCAGCGCGGGCGCCGGCACGTGGTGCATGATGTAGCCGAGCCAGTTGTTGCCGCTCTCCGTGGCCCCGACCTGCGCGCCCTTCATGAACACGACGCGGCGGGCCGGATGCACCGCCGAAAGCGCGTCCATCACGTCCTTCAGGTAGGGCGTGCGGTTGGTCCGCCACGGGCCCGGCTCGGCCGAGGCGCGGCTGCCGAGCATGCGATGCCGCTCGGCCCATTCCGAGACGGTGAGCTGCGGCGGAGGGCGCAGCATCGCGCCCACGCGCCGGCGCACATGCTCACGGCTGCGAAGACCGGTCCCCTCCGAGGCCTGCTGGATCGAAGCGATCGGCCGCCTCCGTCAGCAGGTCGTTGATGTGGCTCTGCAGGATGGTCTGCAGCAGATGCGGGTCGACGCCCATCTCGGCGGCGATCAGGCCCGAGACGCGGGCTGGCCAGTTCAGCAGCGCGTCGCGCATGGTGCTGCCGATCTCGTCGAGGGCGGCATTGGCCTCGGTGACATCGAGCAGGCGGCGCTTGGTCTCGTCCAGCGAGAGGCGCTGCGCCTCCACCTTCAGCGCGAGCTGCGCGACCTTCAGCCGGGCGAAGGGCGTGCCCTCCGCACCGGCGCCGCTGGCCAGGGGCGAGCGGGCGGGATCGGCGGTCTCGGTCAGGCGGCGGCGGGTCTTGTCGATGTCCCACTGACCGTCCGGCTCGCGGGCGATGCGGCCCGCGCGTTCGGCTTTGTGGATGGCGGTGTCGCTGACGCCGAGGCGCCGCGCGGCCTCACGCGTGGAGGCGGTCAGCTCGGGCATAGCGGCGACCTCCCGCCGCACGAGGATGGACTGCGCGGGTGCTTATCGGGGGCGCAGTGCGTGCTGACGAGCGGCTTCAAAGGCGGTGATGGCGGCGGGCCAATCCAGCGTGGCGCCGTCGCCGAGCATCTGCACCGGCGCGAGCGCCACGCGGCGGCGCGACCAGTAGTTTCCGTCCAGCGTGGCGAGCCATCCCGCCAGCCCCTGCGCGGCAAGTGCCGCGGCGGCGGCTTCGACCTCGGCCTCGCTCGGCGGTGCGGCGCGGCCCATGGTCACGTGCCGCCCGTCCTGCGCCAGGATGATCCAGCGTTGCTCGGAGGGCATCAGCCCTCCTCCTTCTCGGTCTGCCAAGTGGCGTAGTCCACCGTAGCGAAGATCCCGCGCCCGTCGCTGGCGGTGCAGACCTGAATGGTGGCGCGTCCCACGCTGTCCGTGCCGCGCGGCGCGGTGGCGAGAAGCTGCTGCCAGGCGGCGCGATCCTGCGGGCCTTCTGCAGTCTGGTGCGGGAGGATGGTGGTGTTCATCGTCGTCTCCGTCTCGGCGGGGCGGGCTGCCCTGCGCGTGACGGACGATTCGCGCTGTGTCGGAGCGCAGCCAACTCGATAAGGCGCCGGGAATCTGAATGATCCCCGGCGCTCCCGATCATGTTCAGTGGCGTGGCTGAGATGCTTCACTCCGCCAGGGCGTAGATGGTGAAGGAGCCCTTCGCGCCGGTCTTGTTCGGGCCGACCATCCGCTCGCGCGACTTCACCTTGACCGCGTGGCCCTTCTTCTTCAGCCCGGCGAAGAAGCCGCGGACCGTGTGCTGTGCCCACCCCGTGGCCTCGGCGATCTGCGCGACCGTCGCACCCTCGGCGCGGCGGAGCATGGTGAGCACCTGCTCCTGCTTGGTGCCCTCGCGCGGCTTGCGCGGCGCGCCGGCTTCGCGCGCGACGCGGGCGGGCTTGCCGGCGAGCAGGGTGCGCAGTGCCTCCATCGGCGCGTCCAGGGCGCCGATCATGTCACTCGCGCGATTGACCTCGTCATCCCAGGCGGCGAGCACCCCCGCGGCAGCGTCGCGCAGGCTGATGCGCGGCGTGGCGCTGCGCACCGCCAGGGCCTGGTCCAGCATCGCGATCTCCTCCGTCAGGGGCGCGGCCTGGGCGGCTTCGGCGACCGTGCCGTCCTGTGCGGCGGGCTCCGCGGCCGGCGCCACCGTGGGCGCCGTGTCGGGCACGCTCCCCTCGATGCTTGAGCAGTCGGGCTCGCCGGCCACCGCGTCGCCCTCGTTCGGGTCGATGCCGATGGCGCGCAGCCCCTCGTCGGTGATGCGCGCCACGATCCAGGTGCCGTCGTCGTCCTGGCGCCAGCCCAGCCCGACATGCTCCCGCGGCGCGTTGATCTCGGTCAGCAGGTTGTTCTTGATCAGGCTGCGGAAAACCGCGTTGCGGGCCGCTGCCGGCAGGGTCTTCGGTGCGCGGGCGAGGCCCATCTCGTGCTGCGCGGCGGCGCTGAGGATCACGCGCTGGGTGTCGGAAAGCTTCGTCATCGTGGTGGTCTCCGGTTCCAGGTGCCGGTCATCGGCCCCTACTGCCGGGAGCCCCGCCGGCGCTGCCGGTCGGGGCGGTGCGGGAGTGACCCGCGTCAGAGGGCGTATTCGCCGCGGCGGAAATGCTGGTCCGCGATGTCCTTCAGCTTCGCCGTCGCATCCGAAAGCCAGGCCGCTTCGCCCCAGAGCACCGTCTCGGGGTCCGCGCCAAAATGGTCCGCGCTGGCCTGGGTGAGTTCGGCGAGGAGGGCGTCGAACTCCACCTTCTTCGCGAGGAAGGCTGCCAGGCTGTTTTCCTGGTTGCGGGCGGCGCGGGCTTCGCGGTCGGTCATGATCGTCTCCGTCGTGGTGCAGGGCATCCCCTGCGTGTGACGGACCATTCGCGCTGTGCCGCCCACGAGCCAAGCAAGATGCAGCGGCGCGGAATTGCTATGTTTAGGCGGTCTGGATTACATCATGATCGACGACCCTGCGGGCTGCGGCGATATCAGCGAAGATGCGATCATCCCCCTCCAGCACGGCGGCTTCGCCGGTCGTCTCCTGCCAGCGCCGGACGATGACATCGGCATAGGCAGGATCGATCTCCAGCAACACGGCACGCCGCCCCGTCCGCTCCGCCGCGATCATGGTGGTGCCCGACCCGCCGAAGCAGTCCAGCACCGTGTCGCGCGGCTTGCTGCTGTTGCGGATCGCACGCTCGACCAGCGCCACCGGCTTCATGGTGGGATGGAGGTCGCTGCGGGCCGGCTTGTCGAAGTGCCAGACGTTTCCCTGGTCACGCGCGCCGCACCAATAGTGCTGACTGCCCTGGCGCCAGCCGTAGAGCATCGCCTCGAACTGCTGGTGGTAGTCGGCGCGGCCGAGGGCGAAGGTGTTCTTCGCCCAGATGATGGTGCTCGACCATTTGCCGCCTGCCTCCTGCCAGACGCGATGCAGCGTCGGCCATTCGGAGGAAGACATGCAGACGTAGCAGGCGCCCTTGGTGACCGAGAGCAGGTTGGCCAGCGCGGGACGGAGGAAGTCGGGAAAGCCGCCGCCGAGCGCGTCATTGGCGATGGTCATCTTGGCCGCGGTGCCGCCCTCGTAGGCCACGTTGTAGGGTGGATCGACGAAGCCCATGTCGGCCAAGTGGCCGGCGCCAAGGGCGCGCTGCACGTCGGCCAGCTGCGTCGCGTCGCCGCAGAGCAGGCGGTGGTCGCCACAGCGCCAGAGATCCCCGGTGCGCGACACGGGCACCACGGGCGGGGGCGGCGCTTCGTCGGCGTCATCGCCGAGGCCGGCATCAGCCGCCGCCAGCAGCCGGTCCAGCTCCATGCCGGAGAAGCCGAGCACGTCCAGGTCGACCACCGCATCGTCGCGGATGCGCGCGATCTCGGCGGCGAGCAGCGCCTCGTCCCAACCAGAGTTCAGCGCGATCTGGTTGTCCGCGAGCCGCAGGGCACGCGCCTGCGCCGGGGAAAGGTGGCCAAGCCGCAGCACCGGCACGGCGGCCAGCCCGAGCTGCTTCGCGGCCATGACGCGGCCGTGGCCGGCAATGAGCACGCCCTCGGCGTCGATCAGCACCGGATTCACGAAGCCGAACTCGGCGATGGACGCCGCGATCTGCGCCACCTGCGACGGCGAATGCGTGCGCGCGTTCTCGGCATAGGGGACCAGCGCTGCCAGCGGCAGAGCGGAGATCACGAGGTCAGGCTGCATTCGCGGTGACCTCCATTCGCGCCGCGGCCACGGCGTCGTAATCGCGGCCATCGTCCGACAGCGTCACGGGCAAGTCGGGATGCAGCATCCGCCAGCGGGCGATCGCCAGATCCACATACGCGGGCGCCAGTTCGATGGCGCGCACGCGGCGACCAATGCGCTGGCCCGCCAGGATGGTGGTGCCCGAGCCGCCAAAGGGCTCGAACACGACCTCGCCTTCGTCCGTGTAGGTCCGCATGAGAAAGTCCGGCAGCACCACCGGGAACACTGCGGGGTGTTCGGTCTCGATGCCGCGGCCCTTGTGGCGGGTCAGGCGCAGCACGTTGTCGGGGATGCGGAAGTCCTGCACCGGCAACCCGGCATGCTGATATTCCGAGATGGTCCCGTCGGCGGCGCGCAGCCCGCTGCCCTTGTTCGGCGTGCCGGCCCATTTGCAGGGGACGATTTTGTTCGCCTGGCGGGCCTGGCGATTGAAGTGGAAGACGAACTCGAAGGCGGGTGCGAGGCGGCCGTTCCAATCGCCGGGCAGGCCGGGCCCCTGGTCCCAGGTGTAGAGGCCAAAGCGTCGCCAGCCGCGGGCGCGCATCCAGTCGAGCCATCCGGCCCAGTACGGGATCCATTCGCTGTCGCGGTGGATCAGCCCCAGGTTCACCAGCACCTGGCCATCCGGCCGCAAGGCGGCGTCGAGATGCTGGAACACGCCCTGCATCAGGGCATCCCAATCGGTGCCACCGCCGGTGGTGTAGTCGCGCTGGTTCCCATAGGGCGGCGACGTGAACAGCAGCGCGGCGCGGTCCTCACCCATCACCCGCGCCACGGTGGCGGCGTCGGTGCTGTCACCGCAGAGCAGGCGATGCTCGCCGAGCAGCCACAGCTCGCCGGGGCGGGTGACGGCCTGGCGCGGCGGCTCCGGATCGGCATCGGCGGGGTCGTCCGCCGGCTCCTCCCCGGCGCCCGCCGCGCCTGCCGCACCGCCCCCCTCGGCGGGATCCGCGGACAGAGCCTCGGGCGCGTCGCCGTCGGACACGGCATCTCCAGCCGCCGCGAGGATGTCCGCGAGCTCATCCGCCGAGAAGCCGAGCGCCGCGAGATCGATGTCCTGCGCCGCCTGCACCGCGGCGAGCGCGTCACGCAGCAGCGCCTGGTCCCAAGTCGCGTTCTCCGCGATGCGATTGTCCGCGAGCCGCAGCGCCTCCTTCTGCGCGGCGGAAAGGTGCCGCAGCACGATGACTGGCACCTTGGCGATGCCGAGTGCGGACGCCGCCTCGAGCCGCCCGTGCCCGGCGATCAGCACGCCGGCCTCGTCCACCAGCAGCGGATTGGTGAACCCGAAGGACAGCATGCTGGTTTTGATCTGCTCAAGCTGCGCGGCGCTGTGCACCCGGGCGTTGCCGGCGTGCGGGCGCAGCTCCGCCACCGGACGCAGCAGGATCTTCGCCGCCATCCAGGGGAGCGTCATGGAGCCATCCGAATCTGGGAGTGGGTGCAAACCATGCGGCCGCCAGTGCAAACCGTGCGCGGCATGGTTTGCGGTCTATCTGGCTGATCGCACGGGGAAAAGGCTGCAAACCGCAACCCTGTTTTTCGGCCTGGCGCTAGCGATGTTGCGCGCTTCCGCCCCCCGCATACAGCGGGGCCAGGAAGGACCCTGCTGCTCGAGAGCCACTGTCTCGATTGAGCCGCAGCGTGGCTGCTCAGCCGCGGCGCTCTCGCACCTTCTCTACGTGTCTTGCTTTTAGCCTTATCGATTTCGGTGCCGCTACGGGGTGAATTGTAACAGCGTGACCGGGACGGAGCAGAGCGCCCCGGCCACGCTGCCTCACGCTGCGTTCGCCCGCGGCGTGAGGCCGAAGTGCATGGCCAGCGTGCCCAACGTGCCGACCAGGATGCCCTGCCCGACAGGGCCATGCACCGTCCGTCCCGCCCAGCCCTGGCGCATCGACCACTCGCGGACTGAGAACTCCAGGCCAACGACGAACCATGCGCAGGAGCCGCAGGGGCTTTCGTGCCCACCGAGCAGATCCAGTGCCGCCGCAACACGGCGCCGGGCCTCGATCTGCATGGTGGAGAGCGTGTCGACGCGCGAGCCGGGGATGCGCAGGAGCTGCGACGTCGACATGCTGTCGAAGCAGGCGGCGCGGAACAGCCCGCGGAAGATCTCACCCGCTTCGTGCATCTGCGCCGTTATGCTGCCGCTGGCGAGCATCATGCCCAGGGTGTCCACGGCGCGGCGATGCTGCACGGGCGTGCCGGTCTCGGGATCGGCAGTGCGTATCGGTCCCGAGAAGGCGCCATGCTGCAGCCGCCACTTCGACGGCTTCGCCAGATCGTCGTGCTTCGCCTTCGACGCTTTGGGCTTGCGCTTACCGGCCATGATGATTCTCCGCGTTACGACGCCCCCAGCGCCGGTTGGCTTCGTTGGTGATGGCCTGGCGCAGCCAGTCGTCGGTGATCTCGGCGATCGGCAAGGCGGCGACGCCATGCCGGTGCCACGCGGCTGCACGCATGGCGTTGACCTCGCTGTCGTTGGTCGGGCTGCGCGTGCCGCGGTCGAGGCAGGACCGAGGCGGTTGCGGTGCGCCGTGCATGCTCATGCGCGGCCTCCAGTGGGGTCGGTGGCCCAGAGCAGCAGGGCGATGGCATCGGCCTCATTGTCGTCGGCCGGCAGAAACCCGCGAGCGCGGATGGCCTCGATCATCGCAGCCTTGTCGGCATTGCCCTTGCCGGTGGCGTAGCGCTTGATCGTGCCGACGGGGACGCCCTCGTAGGGCACCTCATGCTCCTCGCACCACGAGGTCAGCGTGGCGAGGAAGCCGCCGTAAACGTGGCTGGCGTCGGTTCCGGCGTGGCGGCGCACCTCCTCGAATACCACGCGCCGGAGGCCGTGCGCGTGCATGGCGATTTCGACGAGCCAGTCGGTGAAGCGGAGATAGCGCATGCCACCGCCCTCGAAGCGGCCGGGCTTGAAGGTCATGGTGCCGGAGGTCGTTCCGCCGTCCCCGAAGCGCAGGGCCCAGCCGCTGGTGGTGCCAAGGTCGAGGGCCAGGATGCCCGGCTTGCGCGGCCGGTACAGATTGGGATCGGGCAGGACGGTGCTTGCGCCGGGGGCAGGCATGGTGAGAGTCGCGAAATCCATGGTGGTCTCCGAGAGGGGATTATCCTGGTGAGGGCGGCGACGGCGCGGTTCTTGGCGGAGCTCGCCGTCGCTGCCCGGCTTGGGTGGATTGACCCTGGTGGGTGGTGGTCCACGAACCCGAACCAGGCGCCCCCGGGTGTGGTGTGCGCGCGTCTTTTGGACGCGCACGCACACCCCCCGTAGGGGGGTAGCATTTTGCGGAACTTGCGGAACTTGCCTAAGGCACTGATTTCGTGAGTTATTTTGAAGTTCCGCAAACAAGTTCCGCACGGCCTCGCTGCGGAACTTGCGGAACTTGGTCAACCCACTGATATCGCTGGGCGATTCAAGTTCCGCAGGTAAGTTCCGCAGGCTTGCGGAACTTGCGGAACATGGAAGTTCCGCAGCAAGTTCCGCACAGTGCGGTATCGTATCGAAGTGGCGTTTCATGCCTGGGCCTCCGGGTCGTTCAGCACCCAGATTTCTGGATTCTCGACGGGCAGAACTGCGTTGTTGGTCTCCGATTGGAAGTGCGTCGGCAGCAGCGGGACTAGGGTGCGCGTGATTTCGCCGGTCTCAGGATCGACCGTCTCGCCGTCCGTCCCGAAGAGCATGTCCTGCACCAGGAGGTAGCCCTTGGTGGATTTGCTGACGGGAATATCGAGCTCGGGCGCCTGGCGCAGGAACTTGATGTAGCCCTTGTTGGCGAGGACGTTGATGCGGCGGGCGATGGTGTCGTCACCGCCCAGCCCGTGCGTGTTCTCGAACTGTGCGGCGAAGGCGCTGCCGGTGAAGACCTTCCCCTCGCGAGCCTCGTTGGCGATGATTTGCAGGATGACGTCGTGGCGCCGGCTGCGCTCGGCATCGAGCTTGCCGCCGATGTCTTTCCGCACCAGGCGCTGGCCCGTACGATCGAGCTCCACCCAGGCGCCGCCACGCTTGTCGACTAGCATCGGCTCGAGGCCGGGCCCGTTGCGCAGCTCGACATGCAGTTCGCGCTCGGTCTGCTCCTCGTCGGGGCGGAACAAGATGGCGCCCGAGGTGTAGTAGCCGCGCAGCGCACTGGCGCCGGACAGCGCCATGAAGGGATCGTCCTTCACCTGCTGCTTGCTGAGCTTCTTCGTGTGATGGGCGAGAATGATGCCGGCCTCGGGGGCAACCTGGTCGCGCAATGCTTCAACGCGGCTCTGCAGGAAGAACATCATCGCCCCGTTGTCGTTCTCGCCCTCGCCTGCGGGCCCGCCATCGAAGAGGTTCCGGATCGGATCGATGCAGATGATGTCGGGCGGCGCATCGGGGAACGCAGCGCGGATGGCGGCGGCGACGAGCGGCACGCCCGGGTCATCGAGCAGCATGCGCAGCTTCGGCGTGACGACCAGCGTGTCGCGGGCGCGCGCCACGACGCCGGGACTGAGGCGCAGCTGCTGCAGGCGCTCGCGCAGGTAGTGGTATTGGATCTCGGCCTGCAGATAGAACACCCGCAGCGGGCGCGGTGCGGTGAAGCGTAGGAAGGGTGCGCCGGCGGCGGCGTGCACCAGCAGGTTGATCAGGAAATCGGATTTGCCGACCTTCGGCGCGCCGCCCAGCACCAGCATCCCACCCGGGGTCAGCAGGCGCGGCCCGATCAGGTCGTCGGGCATCGGGGACGTGTCGTCGAGCAGAGTGCCCAGGGTGTGAGCCGGGACGGCGGCTGGCGGCGCGTCTCCCGCGCGAAGCAGCGCCGGCCCGTTGCGTTCGACATGCAGCGCCCAGAGGGCATCGGCTTCCGCCTTGAGGCGGTCCAGTGGCCAGGTGGGGCGCAGGCAGGCGGCGTTGTAACCGCAGATGGCCTCCCAGCCCTGGTCGGGCGTCAGGCGGCCATCATGCACCTGACGGATGAAGTGGCCGATGGCTGCGCTGGCGCCCTGGAAGCGGGTCCAGCTGTCCTGGCTCCCCTCGCGCACCGGCGTGGTGAGAACCGAATCCAGGCTGGGGCGGGTGGCGCCAGCGGCAGCGGTGGGCGGTTCCAGGCCCGGCATGGTGGGCATGGCCGCCACCGCCGCGGCAAAGTCGGGGAGCTCCACCTCGACCCTGGGGCGGTGCTCCCGGATCGTGACGCGCCGCTGCACGCCATGCTTTTGGTGGACCGTGCCGGGCACCCGGATCGGCTGGTGCGCGGAGCGGAAGTGAAGGTCGCCGCCAACCTTCTCCGCGACTTCGCCGCGCAGCGCGCAGACCCGCGCCAGATCCTCCCCCTCGGCCGGCTCGCTGAGCCGCCACCACGCATGGAGCTTGGCGGCCCCCTCGGCGGTGCGGCCGCCGCTTTCGACCAGGAGGGTGGGCGCGCCCAGGTGGTGGACCAGATGCGCCAGCTTGGCGGCGATGTCGCCGGCGTCGAGATCGACCACCACAGTCTGCATCTGCAGCACATGCTCGGCGCGGGCCTGGCCCTGCTCGGCGACGGTGCCGGGGATGACATAGACGGCGCTGCCCTCGCGCGCTGCCCAGGTGGCATAAGCGCTGAGGGATGCGGCGGCGTGCCGATCGGCCGGGACCCAGATGTTGTGGGGCTTGATGTTGAGCCCCTGGCCCTGATCGACGAAGCCGCGGACCGGGATCAGCCCGTCGCAGTAGCCGAACACCACGTCGAGGAAGCCGGCGATCTGCTCGATGTCCGGCGCCATGGGCGCAACGGCCGCAGGCATCGACTGCCCAGCGCCGGGAAGCCGATCCATCTCGATATTCCCACTGGCGGGAATATCGGTCGCGCCATCATCCACCAGTGGCGCAGCGTCGTTGAAGTCGCCCCATGCGTTCATGCAGGCAACGCCCAGCAGCGCTTGGCCCAGGGGCAGAAGCGACACTCGAAATGATCGGGCTGGGCGGCAATCCGCGGGAGGAGATCGCCCGCGTCGGTCGCGGCCAGGATGCGCACGCCGCGGTCCGACATGCGCTGCGCCAGCTCCGCGTTGAACGGCACCAGCTCGTGATGCAGCTCCGCCGTGTCCTTATTGATGGCGGTGAACAGCGCCGGATTGTCCGCCACGCCTGGGACGCTGGCGTCCATGTAGGCCTGGTAGACCGCAATCTGCGCCGCGTAGATCGGCTTGCTGGCCGCCACGCCCTTGCTAGACGTCTCGCGCCAGGACTTCGCGTTCATGGTCTTGCATTCCCACAGCGCGGGGAATGCCATGCCGGGGATCGCGGGGCCGCCAGCCAACACGCCATCCACGTGGCCGCGGATGCGACCGCCCGCGACCGAGAAGCCGAACTGCTCGCCATGCTCGCCGCCGCCGCGGCGGGTGTAGAGATCGAAGCCAGCGGCACGCAGCCAGGCGACGGCGACATCCTCCAGCGCATGCCCGATCCCGAAGATGCGCAGCAGCCGGCCGTCGAAATCGGAACCCTCATCCTTCGGGGCCTTCACGAACTCAAATTGCAGCGCGCGTTCGCAGGCATGGCCGAGGCGGGAGCCGCCGAGATAGGTCCGCGGCGGCGTGGCCGCGTTGGTGGCGACCAGCACCGCGTCGATGGCAGCATTCACATGCATCGAGGTCTGGCTGCGGCTGTTGAGGTCCAGCATCAGAAAGGAGCATCCGCGGCGCTGAGCGGGCGGTGGGGGGCATTTACCTGCCGGGCCGTGGCCTGCATCGCATCCTGAAAGCCACCGACGGCCACCTCGATCAGCGTAAGCACCTGGGGCTCAGTCAGATCGATCAGCCGCGTCTGCCAGCCGATCTCCCCCAGGCATTCGCCAAGGGGACGCATGGTGGCGCGGATGGCGGCCTGTTCCTGTTCAGTGAGGTCAACCACGGCAGGTGCGCTCCTTGCGGCAAGGGTGGTCCACAGCGCCTGGCAAGCCATGCTGCAGAAGGCGGTCGTGGGGCGTGGTGGTCGCCGCCGTGTCGGATCGAACCAGCCAAAGCCACGCGTGGAGCGGCGGCAGATGGCGCATGGTAGGACTGGGTTGTGCATGGCCAGTCATGCAGCCTGGCCCAGCGCGGCGGGCTGCGCGTTGCGCACCAGGCTGCGGATCGCCTGCTTGTTGAACTTGAAGGTCAGCAGTGCGGATGCCTGATATCGGGTCATGCCGAGATCAGCGCGCGCCTCCGGTGGCAGGTGGATCAGCTGCCGCTCGGTCGGCGCCTCGCGCAGCCAGCGCCGACTCTTGTGGGCGCTCTCGTCCGTCTCGTAGGCGTTCAGCCAGTCATCCGCCGCGGCCAGCGCCACCAGCCGCTCCCCGATGGAGAGCAGGCGGGGCCGCTCCTCCTTCGCGCCGCCAACCGCGTGCCAGGCCCCGTTCAAGAAGAAGATACCCGCCCAGCCGTTGAACCCATTGGCCAGCAGTGCCGCGTCATCACCGAACAGGTCGCACCATTGGAACGCGGAGCGACGGAGCAGATCGATCTCCGTCATGATGAAGTCGGCCAGCGGCGCCGTCTCGCGCCCGCGGGGTTCGAAGGCGTGGCCGCAGATCGGGCACTCCATCACCGCGATCGGCACCTCGGCCTCGCAGGACGGGCAGGTCTTGGTCGGCGGCTCGCCCTCGCCGGGCTGGCTGTCGAGATCGACATCCTGCTCCAGGCAGCCGTGGATCTGCGAGGAGGTGCCGAAGTCGAGCACAATGCAGTCGCGCTTGACGATGCCGGGATGCTCCGTGGGATCGACGGTGCGCAGCCCGCGACCGACCATCTGGATCATCGTGCACTTGAAGGAGCTGGGCCGCAGCAGGATGACGCAGGAGGTCGGCGGGTGGTCCCAGCCCTCGGTCAACACCGCGACGTTGACCACGATGCGTGCCTCGCCGGACGCGTAGGCCGCCAGGACAGACCGGCGCTCAGCCTCGCGCATGTCGCCGATGACCACCACGGTGGGCACGCCGGCGGCGTTGAAGGCGGTGGCGACATGTTCGGCGTGGGCGACGGTGGAGCAGAACACCACGGTCTGGCGGCCGTCGGCTTTCTCCTGCCAATGCTGCACCACCGCGTCGGTGACCGGCACCGTATCCATGACGCGGGCAACCTCGCCCATGTCGAAATCGTCGCCGCTGCGCCGCACTGCGCGGAGCTCATCCTGCACGCCGACATCGATGATGAAGGTGCGGGGTGGTACCAGGTGGCCGGAGGCGATCAGTTCGCCGAGGCGGATCTGGTCCGCGACGTTGGAGAAGACCTGGCGCAGTCCGATCTTGTCGCCGCGATTTGGCGTGGCCGTGAGACCGTAAATGCGGCAGTCGGGATTCCGCTGGCGTGCCTGGTAGATGATGCGCAGATAGCTGTCAGCGACGGCGTGATGCGCCTCGTCGATCACCAGCAGATCCAGCGCCGGCATCGCCTCGAGGTTCGCCTGTCGCGTCAGCGTCGGCACCATGGCAAAGGTGACCTGGCCTGCCCACGACTTTTGCCCGGCATCCACGACCGAGGTGGTGATGGCGGGATTCACGCGGCGGAACTTCGCCAGGTTCTGAGCCGTCAGCTCATCCCGATGCGCGAGGACCGCGGCCTTTCCCGAGCCGTTGCCGATATGCTCGCCCACCGCCGCTGACAACATGATGGTCTTGCCGGCACCGGTCGGGGCGACGCCGAGGGTATTGCCGTGCTCGCCGAGCGCACGGAGGCTGCGCTCGACGAAGATCTTCTGGCGGGGGCGGAGCATCATGCGGTGCGGCCCTCCCTCAGCGCGCCCAGGTGGGACGGGGATCGGCGCCGGGGGCGGGCTGCTGCGCAGGAGCCGGGAAGGCGCCCTGGTGCATGGCGGGCGCGGCCGGCGGTGCGTAAGCCGGCACCGGTGGGGCATAGGCAGGCTGCGGTGCCGCGTAACCAGCCGGTGCCGCCTGCCGTCCCATCGCCTTCGCGTAATCCCGATGGTCCGGGGTCACCGCCATGCGGATTTCGTTCTTGGCCTCGCCGCCGGCATCCGTGCCGTGGTCGATCTTTGCCAGGAACTCCAAGCCCTCGAGATCCGCAAAGCCGCCGATGCGGCGCGCAGCCTGTGCCTGCGGCGAGACATCCTTGTCGGAGATGCCGCGCGCGGAGTTCAGCATCCCGCGCAGGAAGCTGCGGCCCATACCCGCCCATTCCGGCCCCTTCGGGCTGTACAGCCCGATCAGCGTGAAGATTTTCCGCTTGGCGTAGGGCCCCTCCAGCACGGTGAACTCGCCATTGAGATAGACGGCACCGGCGCTGCTGCGCGTGGCATAACCACCCGTCCAGCCCTGGGTCGGGTCGTCGAAGCCGCCAGGGCGGATCGTCAGGCGCACCCGCACGATGGTGCCCTTGGGGATCAGGTTGGGGTTCGACTGGGCGTCGTTGTAATCGTTCCAGGAAGCCATGGTGCTTCTCCTCCGGTCAGGTGTTGGGAATGGTGGGTGGGGCGGGCAGCGCGAGCGACGGCGCGACGTGCGCCTCGATCGGCACCGACGGCGTGCGGATTTTCTGGAAGAGCTGCCCGAGATGTGGCGGCTCCAGCATGGCCAGACGGCCGGAGCGATCCTTGGCCGGATAGCCCCAGGGGTTCAGCGTCTGGCAGACGAGCCCCCGGAAGGACGGCACCACGGGCTGACCCGGTGGGACGTCCGTCTTGATCTCCGCCAGCGTCATGACTTGATCGACGATGCCGGGCAGCTCGAGACCGGTCTTGCTGCCATCGATCTGCGGCACGAAGACGCGGCGATTGAAGTCGTCCAGCTTCTCGTCGAGGATTCCGACGAAGATCACGTTGCGGCCACGCGCATGCTGCAGATGCGTGAGCCAGGCGATCATCTCGCGGCCATGCAGCCCGTAGGCGCCACGAAGGTCGGGCTTTCCTGTCTTCTCGGAATGCGCCTCGGGCTGGCCACGGCACCACTGAAAGCAAAGGCGCGCAGCGACCGTGATGCTGTCCACGAAGATGGTGACGAAGCCGTCCATGCGAGCCGGGTCGCCATAGGCCTGCACGACGCGGGCATATTGCGCGGTGGAATAGGGCTGGTCGTCGCGCAGCGCCGGATTGGGGCCGGCCAGGAACAGCGCGATGTCGCGGCATTCCTCCCAGGTGCGCGGGCGGATCGATGTGCCGCGCCAGTGCTGTACGGCGAGATCGCCGGCCTCCAGGTCGATGAACAGCGTGGTGCCGTCATCGAGCGTCAGCAGCAGGTAGGTCTTGCCGATTCCGCTCTTGCCGAAGATCACGGCCTTGATGCCGCGCAATTCGGCCTGCCGCTCGTCGGCGGTGATGATGCGAAGGGTCATCAGGCTTCACGCCCCTGATCCGGCTTCCCACTGCTGAGAAACAGGTGGCTCGGCACCGAACACGCCAAGAGGATGCTGGTCTTGCCGATGCCGTTCTTGCCGAAGATCACGGCCTTGACGCCGCTCGCCTCGGTCTGTCGCTCGTCAGTGGTGATGATGCGGAGCGTCATTCGGAGACTCCCAGCACGTCGGCCAGCGTCATGCGCGGGTTGTCCGCCCACTCCGGGAAGTCGGCGAGAACCTTGCGGGCGCGACGGGCGTATTCACGCATCTGCGCGGCCTTTTGCTCACGCAGTTCGATCATCTGGAGGAACTCGGGATGGGTCATCCGCAGCACCCGCTTGCGGACCGCGTCACAGCCCTCGTCGAGCGCTGCGATATCAGTGACCCAGTGATCGAAGCCCTGCGTGACTTCGGCGAGATCGCGCTGGCCGACCATCACGTCCTCGGTCATACGCTTGGTCGCCTCACGCTCGGGGCGGAAGTTGGCGACCTCTTCGCGCGCGCCGCGGCGCGCGAGCCGTTCGACGAGGCCCGGGATATCGACGCGGCCTTCGCTGGCCTTGGCGTAGAGCAGGTTGGCAGCCTCGTTCGTGCGAAAGCCGCCACCATCAGTGTCGAGTTCCGAGACGATATCGCGCAGGAGATTACGCAGCGTCATGTTCGGGTTCCAATTCGAGGTTGTTGAGAAGGCCCGATGCGCGCGCGATCAGCGCCTGCACGCGGGGCATCGCCTTGTGCGGCACCCCGAATTTCTGTGCGGCATCGAGTGCATCGATGAGCTTTTCGAGGGCGTAGATCGCATCCGACCATGCGGTGAGCGACGGGCGATCGAGGGCGGCGACAGCCGGCGGGAGTGGCCGAGGTGATGGGGGAAGGTGTTGCATTTCGGCAGGCTTCCGATTTGCAACACGGCTCACCGTCGCCGCATCGACCCCCTCTCGCGCAGCAATCTGGCGCATCGGCTCGCCAGCCTGGCGGGCTTCGATGATGCGGCCGTCTCGTGCGCGATCGAGTCCCTCACGCGCCTCGGCGGTGAGCTCACGCGCCCAGCGCTCGGAGCAGGCCAGCAGTTGGCGTACCGCCTCCACTTCATGCGCCTGACAGAGGCCGCAGCGGACCGCGATGACGTAGCCCTTGCGATAATCGCCCGGCTCGCGGCGCTTGCCGTGATGCGCGTTGGCCGACAGCGCGTGGCGGACCGCGTCCAGCCGCGTGCCCTGGCGGATTTCGGCCGCCACCTCGGCGCTCGCCTCATCCCCGCGTTCGCGCGCGAGCCCCTTCCAGGCGGCGTAGCGATGAAAGCCGTCGGCCAGCCAGTATTCTGAGCCGTCGAAGAACACGGTGATGGGCGGGAAGGTCGCACCTTCCCGCATGCGAAAGGCGTATTCGGCGACGGTCTCCTCGTCGAGGCAGACGCGCGATTGGCAGTCCGCGTCAAACCGAACCTGCGCCAGCGGCAGAGCTGCCATCAGCGACCTCCCCGCATCTGGATGATGCCGTCGGCATGCGGGCTGTCGCGCAGCGCCGTCTCGGACATGATGGCGAGGCGATAGGTGGCGCGCCCCGTCCGCACGGTGCGTGCTGGCTCGAAAGCAGCGCGAATGCGATCGGGCCAGGCGGTATAGGCCCGCTCCGAGACCTTGAAGCTGACCTCGACGTACTGGCCGGGATCCTCGCCGCCAGCGCGGATCTGTTCGGCGAGCGTGGCGAGCCGCGTCTGGTCCCAATCCACCCGCTTCGGCAGGTCGACCGCGATGTCGACAGCGCCGTCCTGGAAGCGGACCGTGCCAGTGTCCTTGCCGGCCGCGGCACGGGTGCCGACGGCGCGCTGCTCATAGCGGAGCGCGATCGCGGCCTCGATCCAGTCCTGCATGCGCTTGGCGGCGTCCAGCGCCTCACGCGCATCCGTCTGCAGCAGCGCCAGGTGCTCGGCGGGGAGCGCGATCACGTCGCTCACCGGCATGTGCCGAAGCGCGTCGAGGGTCGTGCGGTTGGTGCGGGGCGCCTCCATCACGCGGCCTCCGAGAGCAGCAGCGGCAGGATGGACGACGCGTATCGGCGGGGACGGCGACGCGCCACGAGGATGTAGGCGTAGTCCTCGTAGCCATGCCGGCGCTGCACGATATCCGCGAGGCCGAGCTCGGCAAGCTTCCAGGCGCGGGCCGCCAGGCGCTGCAGCGCAGTGCGCTCCTGCTCGGGCAAGCACTGCAACTGCGGGCAGACCTGCCGGGCGAGCGCGCCGCGGTGATAGGTGATGCTGTCGCCGGGAGCCGCGGCGCCCAGCCAGGTGCAGAGCGACGCCTCGGTGAGAGGCTTCGACACTGCGCGGATGTCGGTGATGTTGGTGTCCATACTTAGCCCTACCCAGCCCCTCGCCGATCCGTCTCAGGCCGCCGCGGCGATGCCGCCGGCGAGCAACCTCAGGCGCATTTCGCGGATGCGGCGGTAGAGGACCGACCGCGGCATCGGGCCCTGCTGGCCGAGCTCATGCGGCGTGCACTGCGTCAGGGCTGCGCAGATGCTGTGGTCGCGCTGGTCGAGGACGGCGCCAGCGCGATCCAGATCGAGGCGGCGTTCCAGGGCGGCCATCGCGTCTGTCTGCTGCCCGCACCACGCCGCATATCCCTCCGATTCGGGGATGATGTCGGCGAGCGTCAGCTCCTCCTCCTGGCCCGGCACTGCGTCATCCAGCGATGCCTCGTGACGTTCGCGCTTCTCGCGGCGAAGGCTGGTCGCGAGACGGGACGCGCGGTGCTGGAAGCAGACCGTGGCGAAGGCCGCCAACGTCCCGCGCGCCGGATCAAAGCCGTGCAGCCGGGTCAGGAGGTCGAGCAGCATGTCCTGCTCCATGTCCTCCCGCTCATGGCTGGGCCGCCCGAGGGTGCGGCAGAGGCGGCGCGCGTAGCGCGCGGCGAGCGGGTGAACGACGTCGAGATCGGCGAGGGAAAGCTGGGTGGGCATCGGGCGTGGCTCCTGCTGGTCGGCTATGACGTCCAGAAGCAACCACACGACCGGCTGGGGCGGAGAGGCGGAATGGGGCGGAATGGGGAATAAGGGGTAGCCTGGGACTAATTCCCCATCGCTAGATCAATGGCTTATGCGAGCTCTGGGCCGAAATCAGGGGGATAAGGCGCCGATTTACGCCCCACCCACGCGGGAACTGCTCCCCCAGCCGGTCGCCTGTGGATATCGGGGACAAGCGAACAGGAAGGGAACATTGCTGTTGACCGAACGCACAGCAGTTCGTCATGATCCTGGCATGTCCATCATTGTTGAGTACCCGCATCACGCCGCCTCGGGCGCGCCTCGGCCGTTGTCGGCCCAGACCCTCTGGGCGATCGCCGCGCAGGTGCGCCGCCAGGCCATGACCGAGCCTGGTGGATTCGCACTGCCGCTCGCCGCGCTGGTCGCCGCCACGCGGACGGTGTCGGCGAATGGCCGGCCCATCATGGTCGCCTGGGAGCTTGACCACCCTGTGCACGATGGCTCCGGGGAGGCGGTGCTCGGCGTCTGCGAGACGGACCCCGACATGCCCGGCACGGCGCTGGTCTCCGTGAATGCGCGCATGGTGGCCGGCCGGCCGGACCTGGCGGTGAGCACCGCGGCGCATGAACTGGGCCATGTGGTGTTCGACGTGCCCGTGGCACTCGGCACGCCGGCGCGGCGCTATCGCTCAGTCACGGCCGGCCCGAGCGCGCTGCTCGATCGGACCACAGCGGCCTCCGAGCGTCGGGCGAATGAATTTATGGGTGCGCTACTCGCTCCCCCGGTGCAGCTCCACCTCCGCATGCTGGTACACGCGCGATCGGAGCGGCTGCGCACGGTGCATGCTGCGCATCGGGGTCGGCAGGGCTGCCGCGTGTTGGCATCCGACAACCCGCCCGAGGTAATCGAGGGCGTGGTCGCCGCGCTGGCCGGCGATTTCGGTGTGTCGGAGCGCTTTATCGCCGTGCGGCTGAGCCGCTACGGCCTGGTGCAAGGAGAGCAACGGTGAGCTTTGGATCGGTCATCCGCGAGCGACGGACTGCGCTCGGCATCGGGTTGAACGATTTCGCGGAGCGATTGGAAATCTCGGCGGCCTATTGGTCGCGCATCGAGCGCGACCAGGAGAATCCACCCCGCGACGAACTGATCGAGCGTGCTGCTGCCATTCTCGGCGTGCGGATGGACGATCTGTTCGTCGAGGCGCAGCGACTGCCGCCCGACATGCGGAAGGATATGGCCAAGGTTGTGCAAGCGTATCGGCGGTTGCGCTTTGTCGGGAAGGGATGAATGTCGTGGGCGGCCGAGTTGTGAGGAAGCCGTGCTACGGGCTGGCCGAGGTCTGTGAACGTTGGGGCGTGAGCGAAAACGACATCGCCAACTTCGCCATCGCTGGCGAACTGACGCTATCGATCGTGGTGGCGCAGCTGCCGCTGGAAGATGGCAGCGTCGAGGAGGTGGATGACGGACATTTCGTCGACATGCCTGAGCGCCGCTTCCGGTTCAGCGGCACGCTGGACCTTTGGGCGCACGACGCCTGGCACGTGATGATGACAGGGACGCACGGAGTGAGCGCATTTCGCGCGGAGCCCGGCACGTACCGTTGCCTCTGGGTACCATCCGACGGGGAGAACCTATTCGATGTCCCTCGGGAGCGGCTGGTTGTTCGGCATGCCGAGCGGGAGCGATTCGAGGCCGAGCAGGCCACGGCCGTAGTGTCTACGGCACCCGGGCCAGTCGTCGCCCGAGGTGGCAAGCGCGGGGCGCCGCCGAAATATGACTGGGACGAGTTTTACTGCGAGCTGGCAGTGTCGATGCAGATTGATGGCTTCCCGGAGAGCCAGGCCGCCATCATTCGGCGAATGATCGAATGGTTCGCGGATCGCAATCAGTATCCGGACCCCAGCACGGTCAAGAAGAAGGTCGCGCTGCTGTGGCGTCGCTACCACGAGGCCTTGGCGCGCATGCCTGCCTGATTGGGACGGATCGCGGCGGGGACGGGTAGGGCTAAGTATGAAGCCATCACCCGTGGGACTGAACGCCCACCTCCCGCCGCACCTCCGAGAGGTGTGCAGCATCCTGGCCGCGGGGCTGCTGCGGCTGCGCAGCCGCGCCGCCGAGGAAGCTGCGCGCGAGGCTGCTGACCGTGGAGAGCGTGGCCTACACTTCCCGGCCCCCCAGCGCCTGGATGCGAACCGGACCAACCGGAGACTCGCATGACACGCGCCACCAAACCTAAAGCCGGCACCCCGCCGGCGCCGACCATCCCCGCCATTCCGCCGGCCGACGTGCTGGGCCGGCTGGCTGCCCTCAAGACCGCCGCCACATCCGACCTGAAGCAGCAGTGGCGTGAACTCTTCGCCGCCGAACCGCCGCCCTACAACCGGCGCTTCCTGGAGAGCCGCCTGGCTTATCGCGTGCAGGAAATCGCGTACGGCGGCTTGAAGCCGGAGACCATCCAGCGCCTCGAGGCCCTGGGCGAGCAGTTGGACGGCGGCAATCCCGTCCTGCGGCGCATCCGCGGCGACGATAAGCCGATCACCGGCACGCGCCTCATCCGCGAGTACCAGGGCGTCGAGCACAGCGTGACGGTGCTACACGACGGGTACGAATATCAGGGCCGCCCCTACCAGTCGCTCTCCTCCATCGCCCGCGCCATCACCGGCACGCGCTGGAATGGCTGGCTGTTCTTTGGCCTCAAGAACCGGAGGGGCACCGCATGAAGCGCAAGCCGACCGCCGAAGCCGCGATGCCGGCCACGGTGCGGAAGATCCGAGCCGCCGTGTACACGCGCAAGTCGAGCGAGGAAGGGCTCGACATGGAGTTCAACTCGCTCGATGCGCAGCGCGAGGCCTGCGAGGCCTACATCACCAGCCAGCGGTCGGAGGGCTGGGTGCTGGTGCCGGACCGCTATGATGATGGCGGCGTATCTGGCGGCACTCTGGAGCGGCCAGCATTGCGCCGCATGCTGGCGGATATCGAGCGCGGCCGCCTCGATGTTATCGTCTGCTATAAACTGGACAGGCTGTCCCGCGCGCTGATGGATTTCGCCAAGCTGGTTGAAGTGTTCGATGCGAATAATGTAACTTTCGTTTCAATTACTCAATCTTTTAATACAACCACCAGCATGGGACGGCTGACGCTGAATATTCTGCTCAGCTTTGCACAGTTTGAGCGCGAATTAATTGGTGAGCGTATCCGCGACAAGGTCGCGGCGTCGCGTGCGCGCGGGATCTGGATGGGAGGCTTCGTGCCGCTCGGCTACGACGCGCGCGATCGCAAGCTGCTGGTGAATGAGGCCGAGGCGGCACTGGTGCGACGGATCTTCGAAGGCTTCATCGAGACGGAATCCGGCACGAAGCTGGTCACCATGCTCCGGGCGGAGGGCGCCACCACGAAGCGGGGCCGCGCATTTACGAAGAGCGACACCTATCGGGTGCTGAGCAACCGGACCTATCTCGGCGAGGCGATGCACAAAGGGAAGTCGCATCCCGGCGAGCATGCCGCCATCGTGCCGCAGGCGATGTGGGACGCGGCCCACGCCCTGCTGACGATCAGCCCGAGGACCCGCGCGAATCGCACGCGCTGCCAGACGCCCTCGCTGCTGCGCGGGCTGATCTTTGGTGAGGATGGCCGCGCTATGTCGCCGACCCACGCGCGGGGGCGCCGCGGCCAGCAGTACCGCTACTATGTCAGCCAGTCGGTGCTGAAGGGCAGCGCCGCGGACGGGCCGGCCATTGCGCGCATTTCGGCGGCAGAGATTGAGGGCGCGGTCATCGCGCAGGTCCGCGGGCTGCTGCGCCAGCCGGAGGTGGTGCTGGGCGCCTGGCGCGCCGCACGTGCCTCTGCGCCCGACATGACGGAGGACGAGGCGCGCCTTGCTCTGGAGCGCCTCGACCCGCTGTGGGAGGAGCTGTTCCCCGCGGAGCAGGCGCGGATTATCCGCCTCCTGGTCGACCGGGTGGACATAGGCGTCGGCGGCGCCGACGTGCGGCTCAAGCTCGAAGGGCTGGCCAGCCTTGCGCGGGACCTGGCCACGCCCGCTGAACCTACGAGGGCTGCGGCATGACCGGCGCCGCGCAGATGCTGACCGTCCGGGTGCCGCTGGCGATCCGGAAGCCGCGGGGCGGGCGGAAGCTGATCCTCACGCCGAGCGGCACCACGAACCGGAGCCCCTCGGCTGCGGACACCACGTTGGTCAAGGCGCTCGCCAGGGCGTTCCGCTGGCGGCGGATGATGGAGACGGGCCGCTACGGCACGATCGACGAACTGGCGGCCGCCGAGAAGATCAACTCGTCCTATGTGTCGCGGCTGCTCCGCCTCACGCTGCTGGCGCCCGACATCGTCGAGGCAATCCTGAACGGGCGGCAGTCGGAGGGTATCACGCTGCCGGGGCTGATGGAGCCGTTTCCGGTAGAGTGGACCCTGCAGCGAAGGGCATGTGCGCCAGGAAAGCGCGCGAACGCCACAGTTTGTGAAGACGGCGGCTCAGCTGCCTTGGTCCCAACATCCGAGATGTCGCTCAAAGCCCCAGGAAATCTGCAAAACGGGGCGACAAATCGCGGCACGGCGGGTAGGATTCGCTCCGCCCCGCTGGAACAACCGTAGGGGGCATGGAAAGTGATGGCTCGCAGCGACCTCCTTGTTTCAATTGTTCGCGCAGCGGCTACCGGCGATCGGCAGACGCTGAAGTCGGCCGCGGAGGCGCTGGCCGCCGATGAGCGAGCCAAGAAGCATCATATTTTGGCCGATAGGCTTCAGCGCGCGCTGTCCGCTGTGCCGGTCACGCCGCCCCCACTGACGACGTCGAGCAGCAGCGGACCGACTTCGGGACGGGAAGCGATCTTAGAGGTCCAGCCTAGGACTCGTCTCGACGACCTGCTTCTCCCGCTGCCGGTCCGTGAGCTTGGCCGCCAACTTGTAGAAGAGCATTCCAGGGCGGACGTGCTCAGGGCGCACGGCTACGAACCCAGACATCGCGTACTATTGTCGGGTCCGCCCGGTAATGGGAAGACGTCTTTTGCCGAAGCTATTGCTGAAGCTCTTTCGCTTCCTTTTTTTGTTGTTCGATACGACTCCCTTATTGGTAGCTATCTGGGAGAAACAAACGTCCGACTTCGGAATTTGTTCGATTACATTCGAACACAACCCAGCATTTTATTCTTCGATGAGTTCGATGCGATAGGTAAAGAGCGGGGAGACACGCATGAAACCGGCGAGATCAAGCGGGTCGTCTCGTTTCTTTTGATGCAACTAGATCAACTTCCCAGTTATGTTATTGTTATAGCCGCCACCAATCATGCAGAACTACTTGATCGGGCTGTTTGGCGTCGATTCCAGATGAGGTTGTCCTTTCCTGCTCCGGATAGAAAGCAAGTTGAGGTGTTCCTCGAACGCATCGTATCGGGCTGGCCATCTGCGCCGCGGCACTCGGCTCAAAGAATGGCGAGCCGACTTGGCCCCGTGAGCTATGCCGAAGCGCTTGATTTCTGTCACAATGTGCGGCGCCGTCAAATACTCGGTCTTGGAGAAGTGAAAATCGATGATGCGGTCGAGACTGAACTGGGGCTTTGGTCGTCGCGTGTCCGACCCGAGGCGCTGAATGGCGAGCGATCCGACCAAGCCGCTTCTAAAACTGGCGCCTCAGCCGGCTCGCGACAGACCCGTAGGCAGGCAAAGGACGGTACCGAAGCCTAACGCCTTTCCACAAGGGCGCCAGACCGCTGCCTTTTCACCGAAGTTCGATCGCCTAGCGCAGGTCCTAGAGCGCGACTCCACTGGCCTTGAACTGAGGGCAGACGCAACGGCCCTGGCTCCCGAGCGTCTGCTCGTGTTCGAGGTGCGAGGCAGCGTCGGGCAGTTCGCCGCGGCAGTGCGACGCGTGCCGGGCTTGGAACTCGTTGACGAAGAGGAATTGGAAGGGGACGGTCAGGACGACGCTCCCGTTGCGTACTTGATGGTGCCCGATGTCAGGGCGCTTGGTGACTTACTTTCCTTATGGCGCCGGTGGACGGCTGATCAGCTTCGCCATGGGGAGACCCCGTGGAGAGATGTTTTTTCGCTCCTGCGAGATCTGCGACCGTGGGGCGCAGCCGATCGGGTTCAATCTCGTGAGTCAGACATTTTGACTGAAGAGATTGCCGGCCGTAGCCAAGATGATCGCGTGAAGCTTGAAATCGAGCTCGTCTACAGATCTGGCGATCAAGTCGGTATCGCCCGAGAAAATGAAGTTCTCACTGCTGTTCTGGCTTGGGGCGGACGATTGATATCTAGATGCCGAATCGATTCTATCGCTTATCACGCAATTCTGGCTGAACTTCCAGTCCACGCTGTGCGTGCTATTATTGACCGCAATCCCACAAGCATTGTGTCATTGGATCCTGTGATGCATATCCGACCGCAAAGCATCGCGAGCTCCATTGATATTGCAGACGCCGATGACGCGGGAAGCACACCAGGTGCTCGAACTCTTGCAGAGCCAATTCTGGCCCTTCTCGACGGCGTGCCGATCGCGGCCCACCCACTGCTTGCAGAGCACCTGGTGGTTGATGATCAGTTTGGGTTGGAGCCCGAATCGCCTGTTGCGAACCGTGTCCATGGAACCGCGATGGCTTCGCTGATCGTACACGGAGATCGCAATCGGGCAGAGGCGCCACTACCGAGGCGGGTGCATGTAGTGCCGGTAATGGGCGCCCAGGACTGCTTTCCGGACGACCGGCTTATTGTGGACATCATTTTCCGCGCGGTGGTAGCAATGCGCGAGGGCGCCAATGCAACAGCGCCGCATGTCCTCATCGTCAATTTGTCGCTCGGAAATGCGCGCCGACCGTTTCACGGGCAAATATCGGCATGGGCGAGATTGATAGATCGTCTATCATATCAATACGGAATTTTGTTTATTGTCAGCGCTGGAAATTGCACAGATCCGTTTCCCATTACCGCATACGCAAACAGTATTCAGTTTGAAGACGCACCATCTGCTCATCGGTCTGCGGAAACGCTGCGCGCAGTTGCTGCGCTCGTCGCGGACCGGCGCCTATTTTCACCAGCGGAGACCGTAAACGGTATTACTGTTGGCGCAGCCAATATCGACGCGGTTCCTGTAGCCGACCGCGTAGTAGCAAGATCGATCGTCAATCCGTATTTAGAGCAGCGCATGGCCAACCCGTCGAGCGCACTCGGACCCGGCTTTGCGCGTTCTGTAAAGCCCGACATCCTTATGCCCGGTGCGCGCGAACATCTTCGAATGGTCAGCAGCAACCCGCATATAGAGGTCAGGCCGTCTGGCCCCGCCCGTTCGGCCGGCCTGAAGGTTGCCGGACCACCGCAAGCAGGGCGCGAGAACGTCGAAAGTTACACAAACGGCACGAGTGGAGCAGCTGCACTCGCATCGCGGACCTGCCATCGCATTCATGATGCGCTTGAGGCAGCCTACGGCGCTGACTTCGTTCGCCTACCCCACGTCCAGCGCGCGGTCCTGATCAAGGCGTTGCTCGCCCATCCGGCGAGTTGGCCCGACGAGGCCGCCACACTCATTCGCACAACGATCGGTCCGCCCGAAGGCAAGTATCACACGCGACAAAAGGACAATATCCGGAGATTCCTCGGGTTCGGCATCGTCGATGCTGACGATGCGGTGGCTTGCGCCGCCGATCGAGCAACATTCTGGGCAACAGGGACGCTCGAAGCTAACAAAGTCTGCAATATCGACGTGCCGCTGCCGGTAGCGATGGGGGGAAGGGCATCGTCTCATTCGCTTTCAGCTACTTTGGCCTGGTTCACTCCCATCTCACCGGGCCGCAGGAGCTACAGGGCCGTCCGTCTGAAGCTTCTTGAGCCTGATGGCCTAGCCGACTTGAGCGTGAGTGCGCATTCCAATCAGCCGGACGGCAACCAGACAAATCGTGGCACCCTTTTCAACAGGTGCTGGACTGGGGATAGCGCTGCCGTGATTAGCCCGAGCATGTCGATCAAGTTGACTGTGCAACGTGATCCTGATCAGGGCGAGGCGATCGACGAGGCCATCCCCTTCGGCTTTGCGGTGACCCTGGCAATGCCAGGAGCCATCCAAATTTATGAGCAGGTCCGGCAGCGGCTCGCGATCGTCCCGCGCGCTCCAGCGTGA